TCAGACATTAGGAATTGGCGGAGACGATAAAAAAGGCGGAGCTGGTGCAGCTGGCATGAGCATGATGGCGGGCTTAGGAGAAGCTGGCGGTGCATTGGCAGTTGCTGGGTTGATTGGAGTAGCATTAAAACAGCTTGTAGACCTTTTGAGAGACTTACTTAAAGAACTTGCAAAACATTCTGGGATTTTGTCAGGAACCATGAAAATTCTCGAAAACTCTTTTACATTATTCATAAAACCTTTTGCTGATTTCTTGGGTTATTTATTAAGACCTCTTGCAATTCTTCTTTTAAGACTTGCTATCGCATGGTATAAAAATATAGAGGGACCCATGACAACTTTAGGACAAGCTGCAGGAAATGCTCAGGTTAATCCTCTTGCAACAAAATCAATCGGAATAGGCTCAATGTTTCCTGCTCTTGGAATAACAGGAGTTCCGCCTGAGTTTTGGTCGAAACTCTGGGATGGATTAAAAAAAGATTGGAATGACAAAGTTGTTCCCTTTTTTCACAAAACATGGACTGATATTGTGACATTCTGGAATAAATTAGGTCCTCAAATTCAAACAGAAATAGACAACATCAAAACATGGTGGGCGAATAACATTACAAAGCCTGTCGAGGATGACATAACAAAGATTAAATTATGGTGGGAAAAAAACATAACAACTCCGATAGAGAATGATATCGCAAGTATAAAAAAATGGTGGACTGATAACATCACAACGCCTATTCAAACATTTATCACAAACGTAAAAACTTGGTGGGCGGATAACATTACAACACCTATCAATAATTTTTTTACTAACGCTAAAAATTGGATTAAAGATAATATAGAAACTCCTTTTCAAAATGCAATAAATAAAATTCAAGGCTGGATTAACAAAATTCTCAGCAGCATCGGATTAGGAAGTTCTACAAAGCATCAATTAGGCGGACTTGTATTAAGCCCTCAGACTGTATCTGTTGCAGAGAGAGAACCGGAGTATATTATTCCAATGAGCAAGATGGGACAGATGAACGGTGGCATGAATTATTCACCGAATATAACAATAAATGCGAACATCAGCAAAGACTATGATGTTAAACAGCTCGGTGAAAAATTAGCTAAATATTCAAGGGAGGCTATGGCTCGAAGGTCGAGCTATTACAACAGATAATGGCATATCAATTAGGGGGGGTCAGTTTAGGACAAGTTCAAAGTGAACAAGTCAAGGCAGACAACGGAGTTGTAGAGTTTCCTGTCCCTAATGGAACGCCAGACAAAGTTGAATTAGTTGCTGTTTTAGGTGCAATAAAAAGAATTAGCATCACCGGTGTGATAACCGGAACAGTTGTCCAGCTTCAAAATTTCGTTTCAAGTCTCGAGGGCTGGGTCATTGCAGGCGGACAAATTCCGACAGCTACGTTGTATTATCAAAGTGATTTAATTTCTCCGAGCGGAACAATGTCTGTAAGAGTTGAGCATGCTGATTATGCGTGGGAACTTGGAGCTCCAACAAAATTAAATTACTCAATAGACATGGTTCAGGGTATCAACGCTTAAAATGGCTTTATACAAACTTGTCAGGCTGAATGGAATAGATGTCTCAAGCCAAGTCATAGATTATCAAATTGAATTAAATTATCAAGACTTGATTGATGCTGTTTCGATTGATTTTCCTTTTGCTGCATTAACTTCTCTTGTAACTCCGACTATGTTTATGGATTTAAAGATTTATGAGAGCGATACATTGCCTGTTGAGATTGCAGCAAACAGAAAATTCTGGGGAGAAGTCAATAACATAGAAAGCAATTTTTCTCAAATCAAAATATCAGCTTTTTCTAAACTATGGATTGCAGTCAACACTCAAATCACAAAAGTTTATGACCAGAACATAGACCCTGAAGGGGGAGTAGGCTCTGAAATCTTTAAAGACCTATGCTCTGAAGCTGGATTAAATTATGACAATACGACAATTCAATCAACAGGGAATGTTATTCTTCTACCGAAATTTGTTTGCAATAGAACTGATGTTTTTGAAAGGATGCAATGTCTTTGCGATATTTATGGTTTTCAATTTTATTACAGACCAGACACTGATTTTGTTTATTTCGAGCCAGCTGGTTTTGCTTCTAATCCTAATATTTTTTACATCGGCGGTTCTAACAATGTCGTTCAAACTTATCCTACATGGAAGAATGATGTTCTAAGTTTATGCAATAAAGTTGAAATAGACGGTGCAACTCAATTAACTCAAATCACAGAGACATTCTCAGGAGATGGAGCAACAAAGGTTTTCACATTACAATATCAGCCTAACAGCACACATGTATTAATTAGTGGAGTTGAAAAAAAAGGCGGAGTTCCGGGAGTTACTTCAGGGATTGACTATTATTTAGATACAACTAATAATTATGTTATCTTTCTTGTAGCACCGCCAGCAGGGACGAACAACATCGTAGTTCAGTATGCATATCCTCAGCCTACGCCAGTGATTATGAAAGATTTTGCAAGTTATGAGCATTACGGTCGATGGATTACAAGAACAATGACTTATACAGATATTCTTAGTGTCACAGATGCAGAAAACAGAGGAAGAAATTTCTTAGCGATTTACGCATGGGAATTTTTAAGCACTACTGCGAAAGTTCTTCCTTCAGTTATAACTTCTATGAATTTGAAAGCAGGGCAATCTATTCGAGTGATTGATGCAAGACAAAATATAGATGAATGGATGCTTGTAAAAAGGATTACATTAAATTATCCTAACAGAGATGTTGAAGTAGACTTAGGCGACATGGAATGGAGAATTGCAAGATTTGAGAATGATGCAGCAACAAGATTAAAAAGATTAGAGGAAGAGATGGCGAAAACAGGGGACATAGTCAATGAAACAAATGATTTGCCTCATACAATTTCTGTCAAAAAAAGATACATGAAAATCACAAATCAGACAATAACAAGTTCGAATATTTTTATCTTAGGTCATCCTACTTATGGAATTTTAGGGTCTTCTCATCTCGGAGCAAGTGGATTGAGTTCAGAAAGTCCTTTAGTGATTTATCAAGGGCATAATGATTACACTGAAGATTTTCACGACAATGATTTTAAGGATGCATCGACAACTGCAAACTGGAATAATTCAACTCATAGTTTAATCTTTACAGCAGTCAATCAATTCGGTCAGAGCACGAGTGTTGATTACAACAACGGAACAATTACAAATGCAACACTCACAGCGACTGGTTACAATGCGAACTTCACTTTATATTTATCTGCGAATGGCGGAACAAACTGGGAAACAACTTCAAATGGAGTTAGTCATACATTCAGTCACACTGGAACAGACCTTAGATGGAAAATAGTTTTGACATCAGGCTCTTCTGGAACAATCACAAAAGTAAAAATTTCAAATTATCATTAAAGTAAATTATTTAAACAAAAAGAAGTTACAAAAAACATGGTAGGAGTTATAACAAATTCAGGCATGGGTATTCTTGGAGAGAGATTTGTTGATGTAAGTCCTACAAGTCCGGTTATCTCGAGATTTAAAGTAAGCACTGGAACAACCCCGCCATCGATAGGAGATACAGATGTAGGAAACCCGGGAGCAGCTTTTTCAAAGACTTTCGAGCCGGGATATCCGACTTTTGACAGCGTGAACAAAGAGATAAGTTATAGATGCACTCTTTTGACAACCGAAGACAACGGAATGTTAATCTCTGAATTTGGAGCTTTTAATTCAACACCTACAATGTGGTGCCATGATGTTTTTACTGCTTTCTCAAAATCAAATACTCAGATAATAAATTTTGTAGGAAAGGACGACCTTGTAAACAGCTAATGGAGAATGAAGAAATCATAAAGAAATGCGAAGAACTCGGGTTTGACATCAGTCAGCAGGCTTTGAATATTCTAAAGCTTCAGAACGATGTGTCTCAGCATCAGTTTTTCGAGTATCTAAAAAATCGAATGAAAACAGTAGCTGGAGAAGATGTCCTTAAATTCTTATTAAAGCAAGCAGAGGTAGGAAATGGCTCTTAAAACTTATTACGTCGACGGAGATATTTATTACGCTGCATCTGTCAACTGGGTCAATGGAATTATTGCAGAGACAGCAACTTATTCTTATACAAGCGGAGTTCTAACTCAAATTCAACAGACAGTCTCAGGTAGCACATTGACAACTGTATTTAATTACACAGGCGGTGTTATCACTTCGACTGTTGAAACTCGAGACGGGCATACAGTCACAACTACATTTACATATACAAGCGGAGTTTTGACTTCGATGGGAAGGACGGTGGCTTAAAATGGCTGTCGGCGTTGTTGCAATAAATGGTCTCAAAGGAGCTATTCCAGCATGGATTAGTCAGGGAGATAGTGCAGCAATCGCTCTTGGAAATGCAGACATTCCTCAGGTAAAAAATGTTACAGGAATACAAATGGATGGAGATGCATATGCTTCTTTAAGCTTCATAAAAGACGGAGTTAATCCAATTTATTATGTTAGTGGAACTTCAGGATATAATGCTTTAAATTTCACTTTTGATGGATTTGCTCACTATATAGGCAGTGGTGCAGTCAATGGCGGAGCTGCATCAGGGAATGTTTTTGCAGTTTGGAACTCAGCTAATCCTTCTGTAGATTTAGGACCCGTAGGTTCAAGCCCTCATTCAAGCGGAAATTGGAGCGTTGTTTACATGACAGGGAATTACAAAAGATATGATTATAGCAGCACTCCGTCAAACATAATGTGCAGGCATAGTTCGGGGGATTTATCAAATCCAGTTTCAGGTTTTTCAAGCTGGGGGACAGAATTTACATCAGGTCAATACTCAGACACTGGAAACTGGACAGACAGCTCTAATGACAGCTTCGGAACAGATTATATTGCTTTCAGGGTTACTGGATTAAGCTCGACAAATTTTAATTCACTTATGCCAGCTTTTGCAATTCAAGGGACTGCAAGTTCAAGCTCTTCAATTTCTGCTGTGATTTGGAATTTCAATACATCAACATGGGACGGTGTTCCGAATTATTCAATAAGCGGTTCAGGTGTAGGAACAGCAACATTTGGCTGGTATACAGGTCATGGACCTTTAGGCGGAATTATCACATCTCCAGCAAATTATATTTCAAGTGGAACAGCTTATGTTAAAGTCAATCATGCAGGTTCAACTATCAACTTAGCTCATGTAGGCTATGTTGGACTAATTCAATTAAATGTGATGCAGAACGCCCAGTAAAATGCCAAGAAAACAAGACGGTTGTGCTTTTGGAAGAGAAAGCAGAATAATGATAGAGAATACTCAGGGTGATATTTCTGAGATTAAAAAAACTCTTGTTGGAATAGATGGAAATGGCGGAATGGCTGCGAGAATTGAAGAGTTATTCAATCATCAAAGTTCGAGATTGCCGCCCTGGGTTACAGCATTAGGATGTGTAGCTTCAGGTGTTATTGTCGGATTGGTTGTTTATGTGCTAACTCATGTTCATTAAAATGGTAAAAATGTGGGTCTGGTCTCTTGATAATGCAGATGAATTGATTTCATTCTGTTTAAACAAGAATATAGACAGAGTTTTTGTCACGACTGATGACATGATTTCAGTCAAGAAAATTCAAGACAAGGGAATAAAAGTCGATTATCTCTACGGCATTCAATGGACTAAAGATGAAGGGCAATTAAAATTCTTATTAGACAAAATCTCTCAAGGATATGATGGATTGCATTTAGACATCGAGTGCAAAAACTGGTGGAATATTTTTTCTTATGCGAAATTCATGAAGAACTTGATTAAGCAGTTAAGTTCAAAGATTTATCTAAATTGCGACATAAATCAGTTTGAAAGTTATTTCTTAGGAAAAATTCCTTGTGATGTAACTCTCATGGCTTACAGAAATGACTTTAAATCAATTAAGAATTTAGTCAATAAGACTGTAAAAAACCCTAATTTCAAGTTCACAATAGGAGTAGAGACACAAGATATTCAACCGGCTTCAAATTCATTCTACAGCCTTGGAAATGCGGTTATGTCTAAAACTCTGCATGACCTATGGTGTTATTTCGGAAAATATCGCAATTTCGATGATGTTGCTGTTCATTATTACACAAGTTGGAAGGTTCTAAAAAATTGAGGTGAGAATGGGGAAATTAGAGAAGATTATTCGAAGAGAGAAAAGATTTGTAGACTTAGCTAAACATCAAGAATTATACTGTGTTCATCATGATTGTTTTTTAACTCCTTATGAAGTTCTGACAAAAAGATGCTATATCGGTTATAGAGGACAAAGGTATTGTAAACACATCAGATTTGATAACGTTATTCAATAATTCGAGTAAGTTATTTAAAGGGAAAAAGTCTATAGAGTTATGGCAAAATTTTATCAATCTAAAAAATTCTGGTTCGCAATTGGCGGAGCAGTTGTTGAGATTGTAAATCATGTCTTTAACTTAGGCTTGCCTGATGCTGCAATACTCGGCATCACAATGGCTTACGTCGTAGGACAAGGTTTAGCAGACATCAACAAGTATCAAGAAATCGCTCAAAGCGTGCAAACCCAGATTGAAGAAGCAAAGAAAGCAGTCGATGCTCCAAAGTAAAACCCAATCTATCTAATTTTTTTATTCTTTTCGTTTTTTCTTAGTGGTTACACAATTATATAAAGTTAAACATATAATACTTTTCATGATTTACACAAGGTCATGCAAAAAATGCGGTGCTGATTATCAGACAGAGATGAAGCACTCAAATGTATGCCCGGAGTGTGATAAAAGTTGCAATCCTTCTTATGTCAACAAAAAGTTTGAGGACCGTAGCGTTTCCTGTGGAAAACGAAGGATTTAAATAGCCCTTTTGGTGCTCCAAAGGACGCTTGAAGTGATAAAATTATTAAATTAATAGAATAATAATTAATCAAATTCAAGAAACAAGATGAAGTCGAAAAGTCCAGCTTTCCGACGGATTAGAGGTTTTATACATAAAATCCGTATACCACCTATACATAAAAACATTAAAAATAAAAAAATAAAATAACCAGTAGCGTCGATGTTGGAGCTAAAATAAAAATAATTATTAAACTATTAAAATAATAATTTTATTTTCAAATAAATAAATAACAATCTATAAAATGGGAAGAAAAAAAACCGGAAAAAGAAGTGAGACCATATCTGTAAGTCTGCCTTTAGAACTTGTAGATTTTCTTAACAAGATACAGAATAGAAGTGAATACGTCGAGGATGCAGTAAGAAGAAAGATTTTTCTTGAAGCAAATCCTCAAGTTTTGCTGAGAGAGATTGAAAGAGAGAAGAGAGCTTTAGTGAAAAAGATGAATGACTTGAAAGACAAAGAAGAGGATATCTTAGCAAATCTCGCGGAAATGCAAAAGAAAAGAGAAGAGCAGGCTACAGCATTGTTTAAAATCCCACTTTAAAATGAAACATCTAAAAATCAGTATTGAAGCAATTCCTCACAAATCTCAACGTTACCCGACGGTGGGAGACTATTTTTTTAAAAAGGGAATTGAGCAAATAAAAGTCTCTAAGATAAATGCCAAAGAAGAATTTCTTATTGCAATCCATGAGCTTACAGAATGGTTTCTAACAGAACAAAGGGGAATAAAAGAAAAAGACATTTCTAAATTTGACAAAAAATTCGAGCAAGAGCGAAAAAAGGGATTACATTCTAATTCAGCAGAGCCCGGATTTGACAAAAGAGCTCCTTACAGAAAAGAACACGTTTTTGCAACAAAGGTCGAAAAGATGCTTGCGAAAGAGCTAAAAATAAACTGGAAAAAATATTCTAAAGAACTTAATAAGTTATAGTAATTTATATAAAACGATACATTTATAAAGGCTATTATTCTATCCAATTCAAGTAAATCAATACATCTAAAACAATACAAAATGACACAATGTAAAGAATGCAGTTTTGATTTAGACGGGAATTATTGTCCTAAGTGTGATTATTTTGAAAGAGCTCAAGAAGAACGAGCTCACTGGGAAATCAGAGATAAATCAGAGGAACTCAAAGAAAGATGGTAGAAACACTCGAGGAAATCAGAAACAGATTAGCTCAAAAATACTATGATAAAGATTTTGATGACTTGATGTGTGTTCGAAGAGATATCATAGAAGATTACGCAGATGAAATTTTCAAGGAGCAAAAATGAAATTCAGAGTTGAATTAGAAGATGTTCCAGAAGAAATTGAAGCTAAAGACACAGTTGATGCGTTATCTAAAATAGTAGACAAAGTTCAACTTTTCGAGATAACTGAAGAAGATGAAATTGAAAGAGCGAGACAAAGGCAAGAGGATATCATGCTCGAAGAAGCTCGGGAACGAGATTACGAGAAAAAATCAAAACTAAACAAAACCGGGAGGATAAAAAATGATGGAACTTGTATCAACAAAAGAAACACATAGGCAATTTGAGATTAAGACAAAATCTTCAGATGGAAAAGAGCATAGTTTATGCTCAACTTTTCAGCTTTATGATGATGAATATTTTCTTACTCCAAACAGTTATGCGAGTTATTCTTTGATTGAATTAGAGGAATTAGTGAAGATTTCAAGAACCTTGAACAAGAGAAAATGACTGAAACAAAGAAAGTAATCGGATTGATTGAGACATTCAAAAAGAATGGCTTAGGTTTAAAGCTTCAAGACACAGATGAAGCTCAAGGAGACTGGTATAACACTTTTGACAAGAAGAAATTCAGCGGATTAGAGAAAGGTCAAGAGATAGAGATTGAATACGTAGAAAAGGTTTCAAACGGGCAGACATTCAAGAACATTAAAGAAATCAATATTCTTGAGACTGCTCAAGAAATGCCTTTAAAACCTTCAGAAATGCCTAAGAACAACGTAGACCCTCAAAGAAAGGGTTATGACATGTCAATTTCAATGCAGAACGCAGGATTGATTGCAGCAGAGCTTGTAAAAGCCAATCAGACCAAAGAAGTCGAAGCAGCTAAAGTTTTTGTGACTGAGATATACAATCACTGCATGAAGCTCTTAGAGAATTAACTTTTTTTATTTTTTATTTTTTATTTCAATAGAAAGATATATAAATACTAATATATGTAAAATAATATAAAAATGAAAGACAAACAAAACAATCAAGACTGCAACGGACTTCAGAATTGCAGAGGATGCATCAGGTGCAATAACTCGACAGGGTGCAATAACTCGACATGGTGCAATAACTCGACAGGGTGCAATAACTCGACAGGGTGCGATAACTCGACAGGGTGCGATAACTCGACATGGTGCAATAACTCGACAGGGTGCGATAACTCGACATGGTGCGATAACTCGACAGGGTGCAATAACTCTGCTTATTGTATCTATTGCTGTGATTTGACTTTAGAAAAATTCATGGTTTTTAATCAATCAGTAAAAACAAAAGATGAATTTTTGAAGATAAAAGATAAAATTACATCTCAATTAGGATACTACAAGCATCCTCAAGATTTGTCAGACCAAGACAAAAAATGGCTGAAAGAAAACATAGAACAATTCGATGAAGTAATACTAAATAAAATTATCAATGATAGCAGAAAATCAGATAAACCAAAAGAACAATGAAAGGACGAAAATTGAATTTAGATACAACGGCTCAGATTTTATCTATTGTTGAAGAGCTTAAAGAGAAGAATGAAATTTCTTTCACTATTGCTAAAATTTCAAAAATCTATGAAGAAAGGTTTCAAAAAAAGATTTATTACGCAACAGTCTTTAGACATCTCAAAGAACTTGAAACAAAAAATCAAGTAAAAGAGATTATCATAAGCGGTTCAACATATAAATATTTCGAGGCGATATGATGAAGTGTTTCAAATGCGGAAAAAGAAGATACGTTTTTAGAAACAAAAAGCATCCAGAAATCAAATGCTTCTGGTGTCCTAACTGCAAAGAAATCACGAGTTCTATAAATGATACAATAATCAAGACAATTAATTCTCAACAGAATAAGCCTATGACGACTGAAGAGGCTTTACAAAACTCAAAGGAAGAAAATAGCAGGGAAAAATCTTCAAGTCATACTTGCGAAGATATTCCATCTGTTGACTGTCCTCCCGGAGATGCAGGCATGTCTGTGTCTCCGTTGGACGCCTTGAAAAAACAAATTCAATCAGGAGAAATAAGATGACAGAACTAAAGACGCTTAAAGATTTGAGATTAGATTCATTAGATGGTGATTATATTTATCTTAATGAGTTGCGAGCCGAGGCAATCAAGCGGATAAAATATTGGCAAGAAATGAAAGAAATTTTTAGTAGATGTGGAAATGTTGAAGGATATAATTGTGCAAAGATGATTAAAGAAGAATATAAATACTTTTTTAATATCACCGACGAGGATTTAAAGAAAAAAGAAATTCATGTGACTGATGTGAGCTTAGATAGGCATGCCTTTCCTGAAAATAAAATAACAAAAATAGAGGAATAAAATGTTCAAAGAAATAAAGCAAGAGTTCGAGATGCCTAAGGAATTAACTCCTCAGAATGTATGCTTTTATTCAAACACTTACAAGACATTTGTTGATGAATTAGGGAAACCGGTTGCAAATGTTTTAAAAAGAAAAGCTATTTTTTTCCTCGAGCATTGTGCAATTACTTATGACAAAGAAAGAAAGTGTTATTATTGCATGCCCGTCAAAGGTTATAATTCAAGCGTCTATACTCTGGTTTACGATAAGTTAATCAAACAGTATGAATGTAATTGTCAAGGTTTTCAAACTAAGAAATTCAAGGGAGAGAAACCTGTTTGCTCTCATTATCTTGCTCTGATTTTTCACTTCAAAATTAAACACTGGAATGTCGGATTGCAAGATGCAGCAGACAGAATTGAGGAGCCGAAATGAATAAATTTGAAAAGTGCAAAAACTGCGAAGGAAAGGGATATATGATTGAAGACTTTCACATGATTTCAAGCCCTAAGATTTTAAGATGCCTTTTTGATTGCCCTTTTTGCAATGGTTTAGGAAAAGTAGAGATAGAAATTCAAGATAGGAGAACAAAAAGAAAATGATTGAACTTTTTGCTAACATTCAAATTCAAGAAGAGATAATCCCTTTAAAGATAATTGGGGTTTATTCAACAATCGACTTGTCAGAAAATAATAGAAAAGACTATGGAGCTGAACTTGAATATGAAGGTTACAAGCAAGAAATATTTCAGTTAACAGATGGAGCGACTAATCGATTAATTATCAAGATTTCACAAGACACTTATGAGAAGCTCTATAAAGAATTAAACAAAGATATTGAAGAACAAAAACAAAAAGAAAATGAAAAGACAGAATAAAGAAATAAAAATTAACAGAATAAATGCTATTGTCAGAAAAGGAATTTACAAGGATAAAGAGATAGAGATAGACATAGGGCAGACTGGTCATACATCAAGTGTCAAAATAAATGGAAAACAATTAAACAATGTCCTCGGAGCTCACATTCACATTCGAGCCGGAGAAATAACAAAAGTATGCTTGGAGCTTTTCAAAAATGGAAATAATGATTAGATGCAGTCCTAAGGATGAGCATAAAGCGATTGAGTTTACAAGAGAAATCGTAAAGAGAGACTTAATTCCTATGCTGAAATCATTCGGATACAGCCCTACAAAGTATTCAGTCAAATACAGAACAAACAAGCTAAAAAATCACATAGTAAATAAACGGAGAATAAAATGCTGCAAACAGAAAAAACATTGATGTTTGACATAGAAGAGAAAGGCACTTTGAAAGAAACTCTCGACTGGGTTACAGAAAAAGTAGTTGAGTTGACAAATGAATACTTAGTCACAAGAGTTTTAATCGAAGAAATGAGATTGACTGTCAAAGGTGTTCCTCTAAAGACAGAAGGAAAAAAACCTATTTTGACGCCAGATGAAGCGAATGAAGTCAATCAATTAGTCGACGACAAGATAAAGGAAATACTTGCAAGAAGAGAGAAGCCTTTAGACCCTGTTCAAGAAAATCAAAATTAAAAAATGAAAAATAAAGACAATACCTTAGCGATAGCACTCGAGACAATCATTCCATTGACTATACTCGGAGCTGTTTTTGGATTTATTGCAAGCCAGTATTTCCCTTTTTGGGGATTTTGGACTTTTATGAGTGTTCCATTCAGTTATTACAGATTAGGTTTAGCACCAGCTCATGTAGTATTATTTGCAGCCATCGGTGCTTTTTTAGGATGGATATTCAAAAAGAAAAAATGACACATTCCACAACCCTAAAGGGTAGGGTATCTTAAAACATGGAAAAACAAAAACTAATTTGTGCTGAATGCGGAAAAGAAATAGAATACGGAGAAGAAGTTGGACTTGGAGATGATACTGACGATGTTGTATGTAGTGATGAATGCTTGAATGATTATTTTAGTCACGATAATAGAGGAGAATAAAAATGGCACACAAAATAGTAAAATTATTATCAGATGATGATGGAGTTGAATATTCAAAAGACGAACAAGTCTGGCATTTATCCATAGTTGTTACTGGAGACCCTTGCACTCTTTGTTCTGGAGAATTTTATGGAGATGGAGAAAGTGCTTGTAAGTTCAAAGAGAAAATTGTAGAATATGGTGGAATAACTTGTAAAAAGTGTCTCAGAGAAATAGAAGAAATTAAGTCTATAAAATTATCACAAACTAAACTCGGAGGACGCAATTCCTCTCAAGCCTAAAGGCATTGAGTATCCTTGCGGTATTTATATGAAAGTAACTTGTCCTTACTGCGGTCACAATCAGATGTATGAATGTCGAAGTGATACTATCGCTCAAAAAAGGAAAAAATGCGTCTACTGCGGAAAAGACTTCACAGTCTATAAAAACATCAATGAAAACAATCTAACTTTACAAAAGGGAAAATGGCAATGAAACATGAGATAACTTGTAAAGTTTGTGGCAAAAAGAAAATAATTTATCATAATGGGCTTTATTGTTCAAGAGAATGTTATAATTATGTTCATAAATTAAAAAGAAAGATTTGTCCTGTTTGTCAAAAAGAATTTCAACCAATTAACTATAAACAAATTCATTGTAATATTGAATGTTATTCAAAATCTGAAAAATTGAAAGATTTATCTTCAAAATCAAAAATGATACTTGATTGTTCAAAAAGAAAATACCATAAAGGATATAAAATGTCAGAAAGCACAAAAAAACATCTCGGAGAAATAGCTCAAAGTTCTATGCGTAAAGGAATAAATTTTGAATACAATGCTAAAAAATTCATTGAAAGACAACCAAACGTCATAGAAGTCATTAGAGCTGGTGCGAGTAAAGGAATAGATTTAACAGTTATATGGAAAGAAAACGATATGTTCCATATTACTAAAGAAGAGGTGAAATCAAGTTTGAGATGGATAAAAAGAAGAGATAAAAACCCGATATCTCTTTTAGAAAAAGATGATAAAGAAAAACTTTTGATTGAATTAGAAAAGGGATTTGATATTTATTTGATTTATCGAGAATTAATTGGAAAAGTAACAAGAATTAAGAGAATAAAATTAGAAAGAGAAAATCTGCAACAAATAAACGCAGGAGTAGCTTAACGGTCAGAGCAATCAGAGATAGTCCGGATATAACGTCTCTGAGAGTATAGAGGTTCAATTCCTCTCTCTTGCACTCATAGTCATACGGGAAAGCCATTAAACTTGCCTTACTCACTTACCGTTGGATAGGTTTGTTTATCGAACCCAAGTATAGCGAGCTCTGATGTGGGTGTGCTTGACAGTTCCGAAGAGACGGAAACATAATCAAAATGGAAACAATAGAGGAAATCAGTAAAAAACTTTCAAAACAAAATGAAATTTTAGCATGGAAACTCAAAAATCAATTAGACAAAGCAGACAAGATAAAAAAATTAATAAAAGAACTATATCAGCTTACACAATGAAGGAAAAAAATAGAATACTTGATGCAGAATTTTTAAGAAAAAATAATCTTCATATCTTAGGGATGAATGTTAATCTTTATGGATTGGATTACAAAGGTAAAAAGTATCTTGTTGTCAGAGAAGGATTTTGTGACCCTAAGAAATGCAATTCTGCATGCTGCAAGTTAGTCTGTTTTAATGACAATGAAAAAAAGAAATCTTACTGGAAAAACTTCTTTGATGAAGGGAAGTTTGCTTTTATCTTAAAAAGAAAATGCAAAATGTTAAAAAGAAATGGGCTTTGCAAACTATGGGGAAAAAATCTCCCTGGAGCTTGTCAGCAGTTTCCTCATCCTGAAGATGCAGTTTATTTAGAAAATTCAGACAAATGCTCTTTTCAATTCAGGCTCATCGGAGAATGGTTCGAAACTAAAAAAACTTTAAAAAATGTCAGAAGAAAAAAAAGATGAAGTAGTTAACCTTTTAAGAAAGCTCTCAACTCAAGACGAAAGATTTGAGGTCACAATGAGCATGCTCAATGACTTAATCTTAGCTATGCAAACGGTTCTGAATGTTTTAATCAAGAAAAAGGTTTTTACAGAAAAAGAATTTATAGCAGAAAAAAACAAAGTCTACAAAGATGCATGTGAAAATCTAAAGAAAAACAGAAAAGAAATAATCAATGCAGCAGAAAAATTAACTAAAGAAAGACTTGAAGAAAATAAGAAAAATACAAACTATGCGGGATGAAAGACTTAAACTCTGGAGACAAGCTGTTTTAATAAGAGATAACTTTACTTGTCAAAAATGCAAAAAGAGGAATACTCCTTTCATGTTAGAAGCTCATCACAAGATAAGCCCTAATCAGAGACCAGATTTGAAGTATGACATAAAAAATGGAGAAACCAGATGCAAGAATTGCCACAGAAAAGAAAAATCCTCTAAAGTCTGGTTCATACTTAACAAAAGACGGCTATAGAATGATTTACAAGCCCGGATATCGTTCTTCTAATCAGAATAATTATTGCCTTGAACATCGCTACGTTGTCGAGCTCTACATCGGGAGATTTCTCAAGAAAAAAGAAGCGGTTCATCATTTAAATTCAAAAAGAACAGACAATAGAATTTCTAATTTAATGTTATTCAGTTCACAAAAAGCTCACAAAACTTTTGAAAATAGATTAAGACGAGAAGGATGGACGCATTATCTAAGACTTCAAGTCCGGGACAGATGGGTTCCTTATAAGCGAAAAGTATTTAAATAAAGCAATAGATAAATTACTATGGTAAAACAAAACATCTTAGAAAAGATTTTATTGTTCTTTTTATCAGTCTTAGGGACTGCAGCGTTTGTTTCATTCTTAATCTGGCTCTTGGTTATCATGTGGAGAGCTATTTTATAAAATGGAAATAGAAACAATAAAGAATACAGAATTAAAGCACTTTGAAGGAAACCCGAGAAAAATCTCTGATGAAGAATTAGAAAAACTCAAAAGAAGTTTAATTCAATTTTCTTTTGTCGAGCCTTTAGTGATTGATGAAAATAACGTAGTAATCGGCGGAAATCAAAGACTTTTAGCTTCTACTAAATTATCAGAAGAGGGAAAACAATTCACTACAATAGAAGATGAAAAAGGAAATCCTGTTTCTATTGATTTAAGCTTAATTCCTTGCTACAGAGCAAAAGGATTAACTGAAGCAAGAAAGAAAGCCCTGAATGTTGCTCTCAATAAAATAAGCGGGGAATTTGACTTAGAGAAACTTCCTGAGTTTATCAAGTCTATAGAGGATGAAGACAAAGACGCTGTAGTTCTAACCGGTTTTGATGAAGACGAAATTACAGCAATGTTTGAAGAACCAGAGTTAGCTACAGAACCAGTGAGCGAAGACGAACAAGGTGACTTAGACAGCAACTTAATCAAGTGCCCCAAATGCGGACATGAGTTCAGTAAATATTAAACTAAACTGGTGCAGTCATCAAGCTGCAGAATTTGCATGCAAGTTTTATCATTATTCTAAATGCATGCCTTCTCCGCCAACTGTTCGCATAGGCGTCTGGGAAAATAATAAATTCATAGGAGTTATAATTTTCTCAAGAGGAGCAAGTTCAAACATCGGAAAACCTTTTAAGTTAAATCAAAACGAAATAGTTGAACTGACAAGAATAGCTTTAAAGTCTCATCAAACACCGGTTACAAAGTTTCTATCTATTGCAATAAAAATGCTAAAAAAACACTCACCGGGAATAAAATTGATTGTTTCTTACGCGGACCCTAATCAAGGTCACTTAGGTAAAATCTATCAAGCATCAAACTGGATTTACACTGGACAAACAGTAAAAACTACATTATATTTTGACAAAACCGGAAAAAAATTTCATTCAAGACAAGTCTCAGAAAAAGGATTTAACAAACAATACGGAGAAAGAAGAACTTGTCCTAAGCCTTCTCAGTTAAGACACGTAAGACAATTAGGAAAGCATAAATATTTATACCCTTTAGACAACTTAGTTAAATCATCAATACTTAAATATAAAAAAGAGTATCCTAAATGCGAGCTTAGTTTAACAGCAGAACAGTCTTCTCTCCAGAAGAAAAGCGAAGGTTCAACTCCTATCAGCTCGCACCAAATTATTCAATAACAGACCATCAAAATGCCATCAAAAATAGAGGTTCAGTTGATAGAGGATTTAAGTGATTTCCCTAAGAAGCTTAGAAGAAAGAGAATACTTAATTTTTTCAAGTCTCAGGGCTCAACAGACTTCTCTCAAAGATTTTTAGCTAAGTCTTTTAATTTAGACCAAGAAACAATTGCAAGAGATTTGAAAGCAATGCCTAATGAAATTCACAAAATAGATGCAAGAAAAATAATGTTTGAGTTCACTGTATTGAAAAGCAAATGCTCAAAAGAACTTTTAAGGATTATAAACAGCAAAGAAGCGAAGCCTTTCGAGAAGGTCGCTGCAATGAAAGAAGCACTTACAATAGCAGACAAAGAAATAAATAATGCAGCAAAGTTAGGATTTATTGAACTTCCTTCACAGCAGATAGAGATAACTGAAAACAAAAAAGTTTTATTCTTTTCAATAATTAAACAAGCCAGTGAACAAAATGATGAACGTAGAAGAATATGCCTTGAGGAAAGTCAGTAATCTATCTCAGTCTTTTAAGTTTTTCAACAGAGAGATTATTTCAGACGCTTATGGAGAGGAATATAAAATAGCTCCGCATACTGACAAATGGGCTGATATTCTTCAGTTCAACAAGAGAGCTGCAATTCTCAGTGCAAGATTGCATCTTAAAAGCACAACACTTTATCATTATCTTGCCTGGGAACTTTTAAGAAATCCTCAGAGAGATATAGAAGTCCTTTATCTTTCATACAAATCAGACATGGCTCAGTATCATACAAAGAAGATTAAAGAATTAATCAAAAGGCATCCGCTTTTTCAAGATTACAAGGACATGACAACAGCAGAAGGAATTTTAAAATTCAGCATAGATGAAGTTCATAAATTCACAGTTGAACCAGAAGGAATACTTTCATTCAAAAGAGGAAGACACCCGGATATCGTTATCTGTGACGATATACTTGCAGACCCAAGTCAGGAATTAAATCTTCAAATCATAAACAAAATAACAAGAATAGTCTTCGAGGATGTAATGAACTTGCCTAAGAAAGAAGGAAAGTTATTCATAGCCGGGACATCAGCTCATCAAGAAGATGTATTTTTTCAAATCAAAAAGAAAGCACTTGACTTTAACTGGTCTGAATGGAAAGCAATTACAAACGAAATAACTCATGAAGTCCTCTGGAAAGAACAGTTTCCTTACGACTGGTTAATTCAAAAAAGAAAGCAAAACGAGAAAGCGTTTAATAAAGAATTTATGTGTAGTCCAGTTTACTCAGAGGATGCATTTTTTACAAGAGACCAGTTGAACAAAATAATAGATACAGAATTAAAAAAGACTGTTTCTTACGAGGGAGACTTAGACATTCTCGCTGGTTTAGACATCGGAAAGCACGCTCATCCTTCACACTTCGCAGTGTTCAAGAAAGAAAACAATGTTTATACTGAATTATATCACGAGTTTTTTGACAATGTAGATTACAAAGACCAAGTGAAGAGAATAAATGAACTAATCGGAACATTACGTATAGACAAAGTTTACTTTGATAACACTCGAAATGAGTTTGAACCTTTTTTAGAGCAAGGAATAATAGACAAAAATATCTGGGTTCCTGAAGTGTTTTCATTGAAAAGAAAGAACTTCTTAGCTCATAACTTTTTTACATTAGCTACAAATGAAAGAATTAAATTAATAAATGATGATAGACAATTTCAGAGCATACTGGCTGTAAACAATGATTTAGATGCCTTAGAGAGCTCTGAAGGTCATGGTGATGCCTTCTGGAGCATTAGTTTAGCTGTTCAAGAAAAAGCTCCAATGCAAGGCGGAATACTCACGAATTTCGATTTGTGATGCTGCGAGATAGGGTAGCGGTTATCCCATTGCCCCCATATAGAGACTTCGGGTTTCCCGAGCAAAGTTTCCCTGGTTTGACTTTGTTCCCGAGGCTCTCGAGATAGGCAAAGACCGGCGGTTCAAATCCGTCTCTCGCAATACGGAGATTGCATCGAGGAGTTTTGGTTAACACCTCTTTTCGCCTTGATGCAATTTCCTAACAAAAATGAAAACATGCTTAGTTTGCTTCAAAGAAATAAAAAAAATAATATCAAAAAATTCAGTAAGAAAGAAATATTATGTTTACGATGGTCATGTCAATGGAAAACTTAGTTTTTGCAGAGACTGCTGGATTGAAATAGTCAAAGGAGTTGAAAAAGAATGGAAGAAAAAACAAGAGATGAATTATACAAAAGAGGATTAGAATACTTTTACAAAGAAGATAAAATATTTTATCCGAAACTAAACATAGAGCAAGGGACAAAAGTCGCTCAATTTTTGTTCTCTAAATTTAAATGCTCTCACTGCGGGATATGCTGCGAAGGGAATTTAAACAGAAAATTCTTCAGGCAAGACATGGATAAAATCTGCAAGTTTCTTAATATTAGTCACAAGCAATTCAAGAAAAACAATACAGTAATGTTCAATAAGCATGGCGGTAAATGGTTAGGAAAATGCCCTTATCATGAAAATAACAAGTGTTCTATCTGGGATGCGAGACCTCTTGTTTGCAGACAGTTTCCTTTTAATCACATAGTTCAAGAAAACAATGAAATAAAATTCATCCCTCAGTCTTTCTGCAAGCCTTACATCATTCTGCTTTATATAATCTTTTGTCAAGACATCACGCAAGAACAACGAGTAAATTATTTAAAGGACTTTGATTTATAGAATTATCACTTGAATTTCATGCTATGGCGAAAATCTTAGGTTTAGAAATCATCAAAAAAGGAGATTTTGAAAAGTTACAAAAAACAGTTCAAAAATACAAAGACGACGTGACTGCTCTGAGACCAAAGCTCGATGAGCTGTATTTGATTAGTTCTGACGTTTCTGGAGCGAAAGTCGCTTTTTATCCTTTTCCGGTATCTTATCTTTATCAAATTGCAATCGGTTCTGATGTAGTCAGAACTGTTCTAAACGTCAAGATTAGAGAAAGTTTCAGAAAAGGATTGAAGATTGAGCCGAAGTTTCATTACAAGTGCATGAACTGCGGAAAAGAATTTAAGCATGAACCTCAGACTGAAAGATGCGATAACTGCCAAGGAACTCTCAGACAACCGATGGAAGAGCAGAAACTTTTAATCGAAGAAAAATTAAACAAAATCAATGACAACAATCAGACAATTATTGATTTATTCAAAACCACTGAATGGGATGAAGGAGTTGTTGACAATGGATTTATTATTTTTCTAAAGCAGTATTTCTATGACAACGATGGAAAGATTGTAACTGGAAGAATAAGGGAAATAATTAGAGGAGACCCGAGAGTTATCAATCTAATCGCAGACAAGAAAGGTCGAAGAGGGTATAATGATGAAGGAAAAAGAGTTTATGCTTGCCCTGAATGTCGAGATAAGTTATACAATGAAGATGAAGTAAATGCGTTAAATGCTAAATGCCCGATGTGTCATACTCATTTATACTCAGCTCACTTCTCAGCAAAAGAAAAAGAAAGCAATTATGTTTATTATTTAGACAATGAAGTTATTTTATTCTCAGAGTATAATCCCGGATTGCTTTACGGATTTCCGCCATTACTTTCAATCTGGAGAAAAGTTCAAGCTTTAATCTTCATGGATAACTATATGATGATGTTCTATCAAAAACAAAGACCGCCTAAAGGGCTTTTAATCATCAATACAGCTAATTACGAAAGCGTCAAAAAAGCATGGGAAGAAACAAAATCTGAAACAAGAAAAGACCCTCATGCTATATCTCCCTGGATTATTGAGAACAAAGAAGGTCGTAATTTAGCTCAGTGGATAGACTTCATGAGCTCCCTTAAAGAAATGGATTATGGAGAAACAAGAAACGAAATGAGAAGACAAATCGGAGCTATCTACGGTGTCATGCCTATGTTCAGTGGAGACATTCAAATGTCCGGGGGATTGAACAACGAAGGGCTTCAGATGACTATGACTAATAGAGAGATTGAGAAAGTTCATTCTATTTACAATAAAATTCTCAGAAAAATAGCAGATGAATTTAATGTCACAGATTATGTTGTTGAGTTAGAACCTTCTGAAGAGAGAGATGAAAAAGCAGACTTAGAGACAATGGGCTTGAAAATAGACAATGCAATGAAGATGAAAAACATGGGCTTCAAAGTTGTTTACAATGAAGACGGAGAAAACTTCAAATTTTCTAAAGAGCCGGAAATTTCAGCTTTAAATTCATTAAGTAGTTTAAGTCAGACTTCTAACGACCAGAGGTTCGAAGGAGAGCCGAGGAATGTCAAAAGAGCTGATAGTCCGGTTACTTCAGATACAGCAGGAGTTTTTAATCCACTTTTCTCGCCGAAGAGAAGAAAGTTCAAAGAGAATGTTCTTGCAGCGTTTAAGTCTGTTCAAGAGGAAGTAGAGAAAGAACTAAACATTAATATCATTCACAAAGCAGAGAAATCTGATGAATTAGTTGAAGCAATAACAGACGCTTTGTTCAAAAGAAAGTTCGATGGAATTTCTAAACTAAGCTCAGACAAAATCAAGAACGCAATTCTCAAAGGTATTCTATTAAAACAAAGTATTCCTGAGATAATGAAAGAAATCCAGAAATACGGCGTCACAGCAGAGCAAGCTGAAGTAATCTCAAGAACAGAAACTCAAGCAATTCAATTAAAGATGCGAGAGTTCAATTATTCTGAAGCAGACCCTAACGATGAATTAAAATACAAATGGATAGGTCCAGAGGATGACAGAACATCTGAAGTGTGCAAGAGAATTACAAAGAGAACAAACAAAGGAGTGAGCATGAGTGAATTAAAGAACATCATAGACAAAGAAGCTGCAAAAGACGGCTTAGTTGCCCGTGAATGGACACCTCATCCTAATTGCAGGCACACTTTCGTTAGGTCATTTAAATAATACTTTTGCGAAGTCAAAAGAACTCGAGTGAGGGAGACTATAATGTTGATTTACATGAAGCATAGTCCCCTCTCATAATATATATAAAACAATACTTAAAAAACTTACTATAAAATGAAAATCCTTGTTGTTTCACATGACGGGCTCGCAAGTGACTTAGTCAAGATACTTCAAGAAGAAGGTCATGAAGTTTTGTTCAATATTTCAACTTTTACATGCTTAGACATCATGGATGGATTAGTTGAGAAAGTTCATTACTTCGCTGATTACATTAATTCTGTTGATTTGATTATTTTTGATGATGTAGGCTTCGGAAAGTTTCAAACAACTCTTAGAAAGAACAATTACAATGTTGTCGGCAGTTCTGAATGGGGAGACAAGATTGAAGAGGATAGAGACTTCGGCGAAGAAATTGCTAATAAGATAGGGATGAAAACTCCGGAGACTTTTGAGTTCGATGACTTTGATGAAGCAATTAATCACATAAAAGAAAACAAAGGTCAATGGATTGTCAAGTTCAACGGAAAAGTTGCAAACAATAAAGAATTACTATACCTATCTGAGAAAGATGACAGCTCTGATTTGATTTCAATTTTAACTCATTACAAAAACACATGGAACAAAAACTGGAATGTTGATTTTATTTTATCAAGAAAGGTTGAAGGAATAGAGATGGCAGTCGGAGCTTACTTCGATGGAGAGAAATTTGTCGAGAATACAATCAACATAAACTTCGAGCATAAAAGATTATGCAATTCTGACTTAGGCTGCATGACTGGCGAGATGGGGACTGTTATAAAATTCTGTGAGAAATCTGAAATGAAATTATTTAATGAAACATTAAAGAAATTAGAGAATGACTTGAAAGAAAGCGATTATCAAGGATGCATTGACATTAACTGTATTATAGACAAAGAAGGAACTCCGTGGTTTGTAGAGTTTACATCACGCTTCGGCTATCCTGCTTTGAACATCGAAGCAGAAGGTCTGAAGGGATGGGGCGACTTCTTGTATTCCCTGTCAAATGGGGAAGGAACAGCGGAAACCGATAAAAGCTGGTTAATCGGAGTTGTTCTTGCTGTGCCGCCCTTCCCCTACAATGCAAGAGTTCAGTTCGACAGATTAAGCAAAGAAAGCCCGATTATTCTTGATGATTTAAATGAAGAGGAAAAAACTCATGTTCACTACGGAGATGTCAAATCAAAAGATGGTTCACTCTGCATCGGCGGAGACTTCGGTTATGCTCTGATTGTCACAAACAAAGGAAAAACAATAAAAGAAGCTCAAGAGAAAGCTTATGAAATTTGCAAGAAAATTGTAATTCCTAACAAGTTCTATAGAACTGATATCGGAGACAGAGTTATAAAAGATTTAGAAGAATTAAAAAAATTAGGATATTTATAAAATGGATTTATTTTCAAAATTAGAGGAATTATTAAAAGGCATGCAGAGAAGCCTTGACATAAATGTTTCTACAGCTTTTGATTATTATTCAAGCAGAGCTGATGAAATTCTAAAGAAATCAACAGGTCATGAATATGATGCAATAAGAACTTCTTATGTGATGATGCTCAATGCTGCGAAAAACAGGGGAATGATTTAAATGCAAATTCAAGTCAAGACAAGAAATCCGGATATGAAGACGTTCACCGATGAAATGAGAAATCAAGTGTTAAATGAATTATGCGAATATACTTTTGCTCGCTCGCAAGAAAATCTTCTAAGCTTCGGTGCAAGTGATACAGGGTTTCTTTTGAAAAGCGGACGAAGAGATATCTCAGGAAAAAAGAAGTTTATTATTTATGATGCTCCTTATGCAGCAGATGTTGAATACGGGACAAGACCGCATTTTCCTCCGGTTGAAGCAATTCAAGCATGGGTTAAAAGAAAATTGCATGTCAAAGATGAAAAAAAGAGCAAAGAAATAGCTTTCTCGATTTGTCAAGCTATATCAGTTCATGGAACAAAAGCAAGACCTTACATCAGAAATGCATTAAACGAATTAGATTATGTCAAATTTTCTGTAGTTGCTGGAAAGATTAGAATTAAGTAAATTATTTAAAAGGGAAAAATATATATTTCTATGGCAGAAATTATTCAAACTCCTTTTGTGACAGATGAAAAACAAAGAATTTTTCAAGCATGGGGTTCTGTAGAAGTCAGAGACAAAGCCGGTGAGATGCTTCCTATGGAAGAATTTAAGAAAATCATGCCTATCATTATGAAACGAGGCGGTTCTCTGATGGACACTCATTCTAACAGAAAAATCGGACAGATACTTAATTACGAATTTAAAGAGCATCCTGAACTTCACAAAGAAGGAGTGTTCTTAACTTGCATGGTTTACAATGATTATCCTACTGATGATTTAGTCTGGGATGGAATTAAGCAAGGTCAATACACAGGTTTATCATTCGGCGGAATGAGAAGCAAGTTTGATTACAAGTTCGAGCCCGGACAAGAGCCGACTAAGATTTTGAGAGGATTAGAGGGTTATGAATTTAGCGTTGTAGAAAAACCCTGCAATCAACCAGCTCTCATGGCTAATGTAAACATGCTCGCAAAATCTGATACTATGGAAACTCAAACAGAAAAATCTGGAATACAAGGACAAGAGGTCACGCCTGTTGCTCCTGACAAAGAACCTTTGAATGAAGAGGAAAGCAAACTCTCGGATATGTCTGTTATCGTCAAGGAATTAAAATCTTTGAATGAGACAATGAAGACTTACAAGATAAACAAGTCTATCCTGAAATGTCTTGCTAAAAAAAAGTAAATTATTTAAAGAGGGCTTATGTCAGAACAAGAGATGGATGAAGAAATTGAGGCAGAAAACATTGATGATGATTGTGACGACTTCGGAGATGAAGACGAAATCGACTATTAAATTCAAATTTCAAAATTAAATTAACAAGCATTTAAAAAATGGAAAACGAAAACACCAAGAAAGAAGGAAACGAAGTCTTGATGGCTTTAAGCGAAATAAAGCAATTACTACAAAGCTTGCTTGAAAAGATGAGTGAGACCCCAGCCGAAGCTGCAAGTCCTGAAGAGCCTAAAAACCCTGAAGAGACAAAAGCTGACACCAGTAAAATCGGTGCTCAAGGCGAAAAGGTTGTCTTGCCTAAAGACGTATCTGAAGATGTTCATTCAAACCCTCAGGGTTCGGATAACGACAAAGTGCACGTTGCACAGAAATCAGATGAAGTCTTAAAAGCAGGAAAAGTCTCTCCAAGACCAGCAGTGGTAAACGATGTTTCTCCAGAAGCTGAAAACGAAAGTCCGGCTATGAAAGTTGCACACAGCAAGATGAATTTTGCTGATGTTCACAAGATGGCTCGAAAATTCGCTCCAGCAAGGAGGTTTTGAAAATGGTCACACAACCATACATCAGAACAATAGAAGACATGGAAAAGCTTTATTACTACGGTGAAGGAACTCAATCTGTAGAAAAGATTGATGCACCCGTTTTGTCAACGACTACAGGTGTCTACAATGCTATATACGGTGCTCAGGTTTGGTCTTTGTTGAACCAAGAAGCTAATGCATTCGGGGTATTGCCAAAATTCCCATGGAGCAGAAGCGGTTGGAGAAACATGTCTGCAAGAGCAGGTTCGACAGCTGATGGTGGAGTAGCCGAGGGCGGAGCTTTACCTGACAGTATTAAACCTACATTTGAAGAAGTCAGCACTAAGCCTAAGACTGTAGCTCACGTGTTTGAAGTTTCTGAAGTGCAGCAATTCTTAACCGAGACAGATGATGCCATCGGTGACCTTGAAATGATGCGAGGTATGATGGGAGTTAAGCACAAAGAAGCTATCAACCAACAGCTATTAGCAGCAGTAGAAGCTGGATTAGCCGGAAACAACTTCGAAAGTATTGACAGAGTTTGTTGTTCTAAAGCTGAAGTCACAGATTGTAGCATAACATCGAATTACGGTGATATCTACGGCTGGGACAGAGACAGTGCAACAACTCACGATGCTTATGTCGACGAGAACAGCAATACTGACAGATATCTTACAGATGACATGCTTAGAGGAATGTTAACAACCTTGCAACAGAACGGAGCAAATCCGACAATCTGGTTGACAGGCTGGGACACTTTCTCAAGAATAGTCAGCTTGTATGACCCTCAGGTCAGATACAATGTTGTCGGAGAGACAATGGCAAGCGTGGGCGTTAATGGAATTAACACTCAAGCTGGTTTTGGTTTCGGTGTAAAGGTTTCAACCCTTTACAATATCCCTTTAATCATTAGCAAGGATGTCTACAAGGACACTATATCAAGAATTTATCTTCTTGATACAAGCGACCCTGAAGGATATGGAGTGCCAAGGATGGGGATAGCGATTGCAAGACCAACACAATATTTCGAAGCTGGTATCGACAAGGGCGACCCATTCCCAGTTGCGAAGTTCACAACTAAAGGAATGTATCGAACAATGGGCGAGCTGATTTGCAGAGTTCCTCAATACCAAGGTAAGATACGAGACTTGAAATAAAGCCTAAGCCTTCACAATTTTATTTTATATTTTTATTTTTTTATTATTCATACTAAAAGAAGCTCAAAGAACAATGAACAAGAAATTCAAGCTGAAAGATGGCGGTGCTTATGTATCAACATTTAGAGCAGAACCATCCGGAAACAGTTACAATGTCTTCAGAAACAAGGCTTTCGAGCCTATGGAAGAAGACGTTGAATTTTTCAAGAAGCATGAAGCTTTTGTTGAATGTTCTGAAGATACGAGCTTAATCAAAAAACTTAAATTGAAAAAATAAACAAAAAATGACAGGAAGTTTTTCATACACTGTTGACAAGCAAGCTGTAACAGGCAATCTGAAAAAGAAGTTAGGGACTTTCACAAGTTCGGGCGGAGCGACTGGCGGAGCTATTGTAACTGGATTGTATAAAATCTACGGATTTACAATCACAAATACAAGCGGAACATCTGTTAGTGCTGCATCTGTTTCGATTTCTGGGGGAACTGCAACAATAACTACAGATGCCAATGTGGTTGGCTTATGGACAGCTGAAGGATACTGAGGTTCAATATGACATATACTGTGAAACTCCTTGAGGGAGACCGCTCTTCAATAGAAAGTGCTGTAGAAAATTATCTTAATGGGCTTTCAAGTCCTACAATAGATAGAATAGATATTGCTCATTTCACAGCAGACAGAATTTGGGTATTGATAATTACACATTAAAAATGACAAACGTTTATAAAAACGTCTTGCTCATAGGGAATAGAGATACCGTCGAGACAGATGTTGCAAATTATTTAAATGGAGAACTTGCAGAAAGTGATACTTTCATAGATGCAAGTATAGCAAAGGCATCAGCAGATAGAATATGGATTAACATTACAACATACGGTTCTTTGGCTGAAACTAAGACTTATACAAATACATTATTACTCAAGAAAAGAGGATTAACCAGCACGTATACAAATACAGTTCTGTTGAAGAAAAAAATTACAAAAACTTATTCAAATACTCTTTTAATCAAAAAGGAAATAACAAAAACTCATACGATGGACGTGATTTTGTATCATGCGTAAATTATTTAAAACAATTCATACTCAATTCGATAATTAAACTAAGGAAAAAACAAAATGGGAGCTACTGTAAACATTCAGGAAGGAAACGGAGCCAGTGTCACATGGACAACCATAACAGCTGGCAGATACTGCACTGAAGATGCATACAATCCCGGAACAACTGACCCTTGTGTTGTTCCTGACAGCGGTCTAAATTACAGCTTCTGGAAACACCATTCTTTGAGCATCGGCGGTTCATACACGCAGATTACAAACATAAGATGGTATACCGACGGAGCTATAGGCTGGACTTTAGGAACAAACGGACTTCTCGGAGTTGGTTTAAGAGATAGTGGAGACAACGGATGCCCTGCTGCGAACTATCAGCAAGCATTAGGAACAGTCGGAACAACAGGATATTATCTCAAAGACAACACGAACGGACATGCGTATTATAAGGGACAGACCGCGGGACCCGGCAATGCACAAAACTACACTGCTGGAAGTCCATTGACTATTGATAACACCACAACCTACACAGGAACTGTGACAGCCACAAAATCATGTGTAAGTCAGGTTATTATCGATACAGATGCAACTCAGGGAACTCAAGCAGCCGAGACGTTTACTTTCAAATGGGATGAGATATAAACTTAATGTTAAGGCATTAAGATAAGGCGAACTTTGCCCTCAATACAATGAAATGATAGACTTAGCTAATACAATAGTTGAAATAGCAAAGAAGCATCCTGAAGAAAGGTTCTTCTGGATAGCCTACTATAGCGACGGCTCTATTTTTCCGCAGTTCGATTTTGATACTTATAGCGAAAACTTGTTCAAGGACATTGACTTGAACAAGCTTCGTGCTTTTTCTTGGTTTCCTTTATTTCCTGATTTAGACAGTGAATTTAAAATTCTATTAGACAGCAATAAGAAGCTTATAGCGTTCAAAACTTGTTCTAAGACGTATTCTGCTAACTCTGACATGAAAATCATCCAGCAAGGCGATAAGAAGGTTATAGCCTATGTTTTGGGCTGGCAAGAGATAGGAAACAATGAAAATAAGGTTTTGACTTACATTACAGAAAAACAAGTGATTATTTCGAGCAAAACTCTTGAGGTGTAGAATGGTCAGAAAATGGTATGTTAATGACCCTAAGATAACAGACACTGACTGGAACCCGATGGTTGATGAGCTTGACAAAACTCTTGTAGATAGCTCTGATACGACTTCTGCTTTTTTATGGAATAAATTATCAGCTGGCACAGGGATTAGTCTGAGTGTTGTTAATCCTTCAGGAAATGAAAAAATTCTGATAACAAATACAAGCTCAGGCGGAACTCCGAGCGGAAACTCAGGGGATGTTCAATTCAATAATTCTGGGAATTTTGGAGGAGATGATGACTTTTACTGGGATAATATAAAAAAGAATTTAGGAATTGGGACAACTTCGCCTACTGCAAGATTGCATTTGCCAGGAGGAGCAGAGGCAACTGGAAAGGCTCCATTAAAATTCACAACAACTGGTGCATTATTAGATAATCTTGAAGCGGGAGCATTTGAAAGCTTGAATGATGATTTATATTACACCATACCTACTGGACCTCAAAGAACAGGGGTTGTATTAAGCGAGGAACCATTAAGTGAGAATTGCATAACTTTCGCTTCAGTAAACGGCAGACTAAATTTCGACGGAAATTTAACCTTTATAACTGATACTCTATCAACTCCGAAAATATCCACATCAGAGGTTATACTCAATTCTGCTGCAGCATATACAACCGACGGAGCAATCTGGAATGACAGCACTTATAATTGTCACAGTTCTTTTATCAACGGAGTAAGGCAGAAAATCAATACTGTTTTATTTGTTCAATCTTCGCCTCAGACTGTAGTGAATACTGGAAGTGAGACCACGCTAATAGGTTCAGGAGACAACACCCTCACAATTCCAGCTTTTTTCTTTACGCCCGGAAAAACAATCAGAATAAGAGGTTGGGGTTATTATTCAACAGCGTCAATATCTCAAGGGACATTAACAATTAAAGTAAAAATAGGTTCAACAGTGGTTAGTTACGCTTTGATTTCTCAAACTCAAGGAATAACAAACAAAGGATGGAGAATTGATGATGAATTTACTTGCACAGGAGCAGGAACATCAGGAAGTCTTTGGGCTCAGGGAAGAGTAGACATGGACATTGTGTCTTTCACAACTGCTGCATACTGGATGACAAACACAACCCCTGTGGCAATAAACACTACAAATTCTTACAATTTAGACGTAACAGCAACTTATTCTAATCCTTCGCTTTCAAATAGCATAACCTCAACTAATTTCGTGTTTGAGGTTTTGGATTGAGGTGTATCATGGCTGTTGGCTGCTTTGACGGGAATGTTTTTGACGGGAATGTTTTTGATGTTACTTCTGTAGTGATTACGACTTATCTTATGGATGTCAGGCTCGAGCACGGAAAATTTAAAGATTATTCTATGGACTTGATTGTAAAAAAGCCTAAGACAAGTTCTTATTTCATGGATATTATGATTAGGGGAAAAATATCAGAGACGTATACAATGGACACACTTCTCGCAGTTGAAAAAATCAAAACGTATCTAATGGACGTTATGCTCAAAGGAAAAGTTTCAAAAACTTATACTATGGATATTAGATTAGAACATCCGTGGTGGATGGATTATTATTTTGATGTCATTCTGAAAAAAAGTCTTTCAGATGTTTACTACATGGATTTAATTCTCGAGAAGATAGGAAATAAAACATATTCTATGGACACATGGATAAAAAAGAAAGAGATTATTTCATACTTAAATGACTTGATTATAGAGAACAGAAATGTAAAGAAAAACTATACAATGGATTTGATTATAAGAACAACTAAAAACTATTTCATGGACGTAAGGCTTGCTAAAAAGCCTTTTGAAGATTATTACATGGATGTTTTAATTCAAAGCCCTAAAAACTACTGGGCTCTTTTTGATGTCTGCTTGCAGAAATGGTTTACAAAGTCTGCTGATTTTGACTTAATCCTCGAGAAAAAAGGAGAACTTACTTACTCTATGGACTTGATAATTTCTAAAATAAACTCAAGTGATTACACAATGGACTTGATTTTGCAGAAAGCTTTGATTAAAACAGCTGATTTTGATGTCTTGCTTCAGAAGGCAATAGATAAAACCTATGACATGGATGTTTTGTTAAGCCTTGAGAATAGTAAAAATTATTCAATGGATGTTCTCTTGAAAAATAAAATACTTGAGAATTACAATTTAGATTTATTGCTTCAAAAAGCCATGAAAGAATTGTATACTCTCGACTTAATTCTGAAAAAAGGATTTTCTAAAGATTATACATTTGATGTTATTCTAAAAAAGAAAATTCTGTCTAACTATCTTCTTGATTTGATACTTCAGAAAAAGATGATTATTCAAGAGACTATGGACTTAATCTTAATGAAAAGAAAAAATAAAACATATTCAATGGATGCTCTGTTGAAGAAAATAAAAACAGAGGCTTATCTCATGGATGCTCTGTTAGTTCTTGCAAGAAGATTGAATTACACTATGAGTTTGATTTTGGTCAAGGCGAAGAATAAAGTTTACACAATGGATTTGATTATTCTAAGATATCCTCATAAATCATACACAATGGACTTGATTATAGCACCGAAGGCAGAGGAAATATTTGTAAGGTCAACTCAGGGAAATCCTGTTTATACTAAATCAATTCAAGCTGAGAATGTATACATGAAGGCAAAGCAATGCTCAAATGTCTATCTTAAGGCTAATCAGTAAATTATTTTAACTAAAAACAATTCAAAATACAGAAATAAACTGACAGGAGGCTAAAAATGGAATTTATGATACAAAAAGTCGGAAAGGATACCATTGATGGAGTAGAGTGTGATGTCTATATGAAGTATACATTTGACGGAGAGATACTGAAGCCAGTAAACAGGTTTTCTGTCCCTTTGAACAATAGGCATATTGCTTCTTTTCAAAAGATGATAGCAGACTTGCAGGAAGAAAATTCTTTAGTAGATAATCCTAAATTATTGCTTCCAGATAAAGAGGACTTATGACAACATATACTGCAGTTAGTGGGGGCGGAAACTGGTCATCTAATTCAACATGGAGCCCTTCAGGACATCCAGTTCAAGGAGATACGGCTATTCTTAATTCCAGTTCAGGAAATGTCACAGTTGATGTAGCATCTGCTTGTGATGATTTAGATTGCACAGGATATACTAACACATTGACTTTATCTGCTGGATTGACTTGTTATGGAAATTGGGTTTCAACTAACGGTTTTTCTCCTAATGGAAATACAGTAACTTTCGCAGCAACTTCATCTAAAAATCTTACTTGCACTTGGGCTACTTTTGCTGGTGTAATTTTCAATGGAGCAGGCGGAGAATGGACTTTACAGCATGGATTTGAAGCGACTGGAACGGTAACTTATACGGCAGGGACTTTACATCTTAACGGAAAAGACTTTTATCAGGATACAGGAAACGCAACAATAGGCAATGGATTTACTTTAGACATAGGCAGTGGTTCTTTTAATCTGCAATCTAACGGAGATTTTACAGTAGGAAATGGAGCTACTGTAACAATAGCTGCAGGAAGTGTAAATAATACTATGGGTATTTATGTAACTGGAACAGGTGTTTTTACTTGTTCAGGTTCGGCATATATCGCACCTTTTGGTTCAATTTCTTTAAACGGAAATTTCACGCCTTCAACGTCTACGGTTAGAATGAGGTCAAACTATACTACAAATATAACTTCAGCAAGTCTTTTTTATAATTTAATTGTTGGGCAATATGGCTCAGGAAGTCCTACTTTGCTTAGCAGTATTGTTGTTCAGAATGACTTTACTATCTACACAGGAGACAGTTTGAATGCTAATGGATACAACATAACAGTTGGAGAGAATTGGACTAACAATGGTTCATTTACTGCTGGTTCAGGTTCAGTTATATTTAATGATGCAACTAAAACTTCTGTTATAACTGGAGCAACTACATTTAACACGATTTATTGTCACACTCAAGACAAAACAATTAACTTTACTTCAGGTCAAACATTCACTTGCTCTGCTTTTGATTTTGTTGGAGCATCCAGTCATTTGATTACAATAGGCTCAACTTCAACATCACAGCATACTCTATCAAAGTCATCAGGAACTGTATCAGTTAGTTATTGCTCTATTTCATACTCAAATGCAACAGGCGGAGCAACATGGGACGCTTTTTTAAGCAACGGTTGTGTCGACGGCGGAAACAATTCAGGCTGGATTTTCTCGAGCTTCACAACAAAAACAAAGACATACACTATGGACGGACTTTTGTTGAAGCACATTACAAAGACTTATTCAAACACAGTTTTAATCAAGAAAGGAATAACTAAGACCTTTTCAAATTCTCTATTGTTGAGAAAAAGCCTGACAGATAATTACTCAAATACTCTTTTACTGAAAAAGTTAGGATTGACTAAAAGTTATACAAACACTTTATTGATAGGAAAAAACATAACAAAAACATACTCAAACTCAGCTATCCTAAAAAAAGGATTGATTGAGACTTATACAAACACTTTGATTATCAGAAAATACGGAGTTACTAAAACATATACGATGGATTTGATACTTTACACTTCTCATGTCACATTCAAAAACTATTCAATGGATTTAAAATTACTCCCTGTTGCAAGGAAAATCTATCTGCAATCAGAGCAAAGCAATCCATTTTATGTGAAATCCAGTTAGAGTAAATTATTTAATAAAGAAAAACGTGAAAAAAGATGGCGAATGAATACCAAAAGGGTGAGGATGCAATTTTGACACTGAATACATACAGTGATGCAAGTAGAACTGCTTTGATTGATGTTGATACAGTCAAGTTGACTGTCAAAAAGAACGACGGGACTATAGTCGTGAACAATCAAGATGCAGTTCATTCATCAACTGGAACGTATACATACATCTATCGAACAACAGACGACGGAATTTACAGCATCTTTTGGACCGCAACACTCGCTTCACTTGTAACTAAAACGGAGGACTTTTTGAAAGTTCAGAACTAATGGGCGTCACATGGTATACAACAACTGAGAGAGTAGCTGGATTATTGCAAGTTCCAGTGTTCAATGAAACTACAAGCCCTGCAAGAGAAGCAGTCGAAGACAGCATAAATGAAGCAGAGGATGAAATCGACAGGGTTACAAATCATGCATGGAGAGAAAAAACAATCACTCAAGAGATGCATAATCTCGAAGATAGCGGATACAGAGCATATACTGGTGTTCCTCTTTTCCTGCATCACAGAAAAATCAAGACATTAGACAATCAAAAAGGCGATTTAATCGAAATCTGGGACGGAAGTTCATGGGTTGATTATATCACAACCTATCAAGAAGGTCGAGACAAAGATTTCTGGTTAGACTACGAGCAAGGAGTTATTTTCATAAGAACAAGACCGCCTTTCTTGCCTAAGGTTTTTATTGCAAGAATTACATACCGCTACGGTGAAAGTTCAGTTCCGAAAGATATTGAAAAAGCTGCAACAATCATGGCTGCACAGGATTTGCTCATGTCAGATGACAGAAGTGTTTTGCTCCCTGAAGGGACAAGCAATATAACTTTATCTGAGAAAAGGCATCTCTGGGATGAAGAAATTGAAAAGATTTTAAACAGATACAAAGAAACTGTTGTTGCAATCTTGTAGTAAATTATTTAAGGAAACTCCCCTTTAAAAAAAGTAAGTAAGTAAAAAAATGGAATTATTAGACAGCGTATTAACGCTTCTCAGTTCAAACTGGGATAGCACGAACACAGACAAAGAAACACCTGTTTTCAAAAAGGTTTTCGATGTGAAGAGGTTTGACTTAGGAGTTAAAGCAGTTATTCTACTTTATCAAGTTTCAGACATTCCAGCACCTAATGGAATAGGTCATACTTCAGACATGGAAGCTCAAAGCATTTCTATTGATATTAGAACGATGTCAACTCGAGCTCATTCAATAAAATTAAGAGATGAAGTCAAAAGAATAATCAAGGGAAAAATGACTTATCCAGTTACTGGGTTTGATGAATGTCAAATTCAAAGGATTACAGACTTATCAGACAAGACAATTAAATTATTCAGATTTGTTATTGATGTTGAGTTCAAAGCATTAAATCAAATCATAACTCCTTTATAGTAAAATTTCATAATTAAATTAACGAGGAAAAAACATGGGTTTCACAACAAAACAAAGTTACCTTTTAGCAGGTAAAGAAAGCGTCTACGGAACAGCAGTGACTGCAAATAAAGACATGGGTCTGGTTCAGAATTTCACGCCTACAGATAAGAACAACTTGATTACAAGCTTCAACTTGGGTTCAAGAACTCCAGCGAGCATTGTTGCAGGAAAGTATGAAGCAGCAGTTGATGGAGAAATTCAAGTCAACAACGGCAGAATTTTTGAATACATTTTCGGCGGTGTTACGCACACGCAGACAAGCAGTGACTGGAAACATGCATTTACGATAGCATCTGAAACGCCAAGTTTTACAACAGAAATGGGTATTGTTGGGACAAGCAGCTATGTCTGGGATTGGGCTGGATGCAAGATTGCGAACGCAACAGTTTCAATAGCCCTTAACGGGATATTGAACGTTAAGTTCACAGGATTTGCAAAAAACCCTACAACAGGCTCGACAAGCCAAAGCTACACACCAACAGGATTAGCTGTTTTGCCGTTCACGACAGCATCAGTTGCAGTCGGAGCAGCAGGTTCAGAAACAACTCTCGGAGAAGTTCAAAGTTTTGATTTAACAATCAACGAGAACGCTGAGGCTGTTTTTGGATTAGGCAGCAGATTAACTCAAGAAGCTGTTGCAAAAAACTTGACTTTGGATTTTACTTTTGTTATGGCTTTTCAGAACATGACTGAATACACAAGATTTTTGGGCGGTGGTTCAACACCGGCGACAACTGATGTAACAGCATTTAGCCTCGTGTTTGATGCGAACAACGGAGTAACTCTCGGCTCAGGTAGAAGAGAGTTTTATATTCAGTTGTCAAGTGTCAAATACGAAGAGACGAACAATAAGATGACTGTTGGAGAGACAATCTATTCAGAATTTAGAGGAAGTGCTACAGGATTGGGCTCGAACGGTTGTTTTTACGTCGATAACATAAGCAATACAAACTGGTGATGCTAAAATTAAATGTAAGTAAGTAAAAAAATGGAAGTAGAAATAAACCTAAAAGGCGAAACAAAGAAAATTCAAGTAAAAGACATACTTGGAAGACACCAAACTGAATACGTGAAAGCAGTTGCAGCTATGCAGAAAGGAACAGAGGAAGGAATGTTAGGCTTCATAAACTATAGAGACACTATGGTCAGAGAGCTTACAGGATTTTCTCAAGAAGATTTAGAAGCGATGCCTCTTGTTGAAAAGAACAAGATAATCGATGCAATAGAAGGACAGCTCGCGTTATTCAAGGGCGACAGAAATTTTTTGATGAGGTAGGCGATGCAGTTGGCTTGCTTGTCAGGTTTAAACATCCTGAGATGGTAAGAGACCTCATTAAGAAAGGAGAATTGAACCCTTACGTAGTCGTGCCTATCAATATGCTCCGATTGAGCAGAGAGTTCGGCTGGACGCCAACTCAGATACTCAACGAGAATGTCTTTTGGCTGAATTGTTATGAACGCATGCTTGATGAAATTGATGAAGCTCATGGAAGCTCAATAACAAAACAAGAAAAAAGAGAGTTAGGAATATAATGGCAATACAAGAGCACAAAGTCAAAGTAACATTTGAAGGCGACACGAAAAAGATGGAGAGTGACTTAGACAAGTCTCTCAAAAAAACTCGAACTCTTGATATTAAAGCAAATGTTCAGGATTTCTGGAAAGGTATGCAAAAAGGTGCTCTTCA